ACTTGGAGTACACTCAACAATATGGTTGGTCTTATGAGAACTGACTATAGTGTTGATGATTTAACGTATGAAGAGTTATATGTCAATAAGGAAACGATACTAAATTCATCCCATTGACAAGACATATATAGACTGATAAAATTTGAACTGAAGGTTTAATTTTCTTATGGCAAAAGGATTTACTGTAAAAGCTGCTGCACCAAAACCCAAAGAAGAAGAATGGGATATTGATGCAATCAAACAAAGGATGCGAGGAAAGAGTATTGTATTCTGTCTTCCTGGACGTGGGTGCTCATTTATTTTTCTCAAAGCATTTGTACAACTGTGCTTTGATATGGTACAGAATGGAATGAGTATTCAGATTTCTCAAGACTATTCATCGATGGTTAACTTTGCACGTTGTAAAGTATTAGGTGCAAATGTACTTCGTGGACCAAATCAAATTCCTTGGGATGGTAAACTGCAATATGATTATCAACTTTGGATTGACTCTGATATTGTTTTTGACACTAACAAGTTCTGGCAACTCTGTGATCTTTCTCTGAGTGAAGATGGTACAGAGCGTGAAATTACTGCTGGTTGGTATGCAACAGAGGATGGACACACAACTTCTGTCGCACACTGGTTGGAAGAAGATGATTTCCGTAAGAATGGTGGTGTGATGAATCATGAAACAGTGGAATCAATCTCCAAGCGTAGAAAGCCTTTCACAGTGGATTACACTGGATTTGGTTGGGTACTGATTAAGAAAGGTGTCTTTGAGAATCTAGAGTATCCTTGGTTTGCACCTAAGATGCAAGTTTTTGAATCTGGTGCAGTTCAAGATATGTGTGGTGAAGATGTATCTTTCTGTCTTGATGCCAAAGAGAAAGGCTTTGAAATCTGGTGCGACCCTCGTATTAGAGTGGGGCATGAAAAAACTCGCGTTATCTGATGAAGAAATTTAACGTACTTTATAAAGGGCGTAGAATTTATAAAGACCTCAGTGCAGAAGAATGTACTGAGGTTCTTCAAGAACTCTCGGAAAGTTTTTACTCGGGAGAAGATATTGATCCTAATTTAATTGAACTGGAGGAAATTTAAATGGCACTAAACAAAACTATTTTTCAACCCGGAGCACCTAAGAAAACTCGTCAAGGGCGATCTGCTCGTACACTTCTAAGCGCAACGTCTCGTAATGGTCGCAAGAAAAAGTATAGAGGTCAAGGTAAAGGTTAATAGTATAGATAAAGCAGGAAGAAATTCCTGCTTTTTTATTAGGTGTTATGGCATATTTAAATCACAATCTTCCAACATTTACTTGTTACATACGTAATGAATTTCTTTATAATCATAAAAAAGGCCATGGAGAGGTAACTTTATGTGACGTACACTCTGTAGCGTCCTTAGAGAAGCACGTACCCCTCTTTGAGGCATTTCTAGAGAATGGGGTTAATTGGACACGTAGACCAATTCATGCATTTTGTTGGAAGTCTGATGCACCATCACCAAGTTTAGAAGAGTGTATGTGGTGGGATTGTTTTTCTCCTTATGTTGATGTTCAAGTTCGTTCAAGATTGGCTAACTTACGTGCTGAACTTATTAATTATCGTGGAGAAAAGAATGAAGGGACTTATATGTTCACTCTTGATTGGTCATGGGAGTCAAAATCTACTTTGAATACTAATTTTAGTGAGACTCCAGAGCACAAATGTGCTCATTTTTTCAAGATGGACAATGGAAATTTCTATGCATACCCAAATAATAAGATACTATGGTATGATGATGCATGGACAAAGAACAGAATTTCCAAAAATCCAGGTTATGAGATTGATTTAACTGAGTATTCTGTCGAAAATCGTCGTAAAATTGAGACTTCAGATGATTTTATGTACGAAATAACAAAAATTCGGGATAGCAACCCCGTAAAAAGTTCTGATTTAACAAATCAGGAGCAAAAAAATGGACAAAAAGGAGACAATTGGTGGGCAAAAGATGCTCAGAGAAATCGCAAATGACGATTTGACTCCCAAAAAACATGATTTTCACCATCAAAATGAAATTCATGAAAAAATTCGCAATGACGAAGATTATGATGACTGGGAATATGGTACTGAACCACTTTATGAATCCAAAAAATAGTAATAAATAAGATATATTATAGGATTAATAATCTTCTCATGCCTTCTGAAAGGATAAGCAAAGAATTTAAAGATATTAGTTTGTCCTTTCAGGTTAATCCCCTGAATTATGACCTGATTGGTATTAAAAATGAGACCGCGATTGCCCGCTCAATCAGAAATCTTGTATTAACGCAACCTGGAGAAAGATTTTTTAATCAAAATCTGGGTTCAAAGGTTAATAGATCACTTTTCGAAAACATTGATGATATAAGTGCTTCTGTTATAAAGGATGAAATTGAAAATACTATCAAAAATTATGAACCAAGGGTGAGTTTAATTGATGTAGTAGTTACACCAAATTTTGATGATTACGAATTTACTGTAACTGTAAGTTATTACATAGTTGGTGTTGATGTATTACCTCAACAATTATCATTTGCATTACAACCAACACGATAAATGGCACTAGTAAACTTCACAAACCTAGACTTCGACCAAATAAAGACTTCGATTCGAGATTATCTCAGATCGAATTCAAATTTTACTGACTATGATTTTGAAGGTTCAAATCTTTCAGTAATTATTGATGTTCTGGCATATAATACATATATTTCCTCATATAACGCTAATATGGTTAGCAATGAGGTTTTTATTGATAGTGCCACACTTAGAGAAAATGTTGTTTCTCTCGCAAGAAGTATTGGATATACTCCAAGATCAAGAACTGCATCAAAAGCAAGCATTTCTTTCTTTGTAGATACCTCTACATCACTATCTCCACAAAAATCTCTTACACTTACTCTGAAAAAAGGTATTGTTGCAACATCTGCAGGTTCTTTTGGAGTTGAAAATTATGTTTATTCAATTCCAGATGACATTACAGTTCCTGTTGTAAATGGAATTGCAGAATTCAATGATGTTTCAATATACGAAGGAACCTATATTACACAATCTTTTACCGTAGATAGTTTAAATCCAAATCAAAAGTATATTCTAAATAATGCAAATATAGATTCGTCATTAATTAGAGTTGATGTTAGGGACGGTTCACTTGGTCCAAGAAAAAAATACATTCAAGCAAGTAATATTTTAGATATTAACTCAGAGTCAAGAACTTTCTTTATTCAAGAAATAGAAGACCAAAGATATGAACTTATATTTGGTGATGGTATCTTTGGTAAAAAACTAACTAATGAAAATATCGTTGATGCTTCTTACATTATCACAAGTGGGGAAACTGCTAATGGAGTATCTGCTTTCCTTTTCAATGGAACTATACTAGACAACTATAAATTTGATGTTACAAATGGAATTTCACTATTAACTACAAATACGGCAGCAAGTGGCGGTAAAGAAATAGAATCAATTGATTCTATTAAAAAATACTCAACAAGAATATATGCAGCACAAAATAGAGCTGTTACTTCTAGTGACTATGAGGCAATTATTCCACAAATTTACCCAGAAGCAGAATCTGTTTCTTCATTTGGTGGTGAAGATTTAGACCCACCTCAATATGGTAAAGTTTTTATCACAATAAAACCAAAAGGCGGATTCTTTGTTTCCAATGGGGTGAAAGATAATATAAAGAGTATGCTTAAGAAGTACTCTGTAGCGGGTATTGTGCCAGAAATACTAGATCTAAAATATTTGTCTATAGAAATTGACACTACTGTTTACTATAACAACAATAACGCCCCATCTGCAGATTTTGTTTCAAGTTTAGTGTATAACAATATACAAAAATATGCAAATTCAACCGAACTGAATGGTTATGGTGCGAGATTTAAGTATAGTAAATTCTTGAAAATAATTGATGACAGTAATGAATCAATTACTTCAAACATTACAACGGTTCAAATGAGACGCGATTTGAAACCAGTGTTAAATAGTTTAGCAACATATGAAATTTGTTTCGGAAATCAGTTCCATATAAAAAATCAATCAGGATTTAATATAAAATCATCTGGTTTCTTTATTAGTGGAATTGATGAACCAGTTTACCTAACTGATGTTCCCAATTTAAATGAATTGACTGGAATTATTAATATTTTTAGAGTTGATTCAGTTAGTGAATACAAAGTTGTTATTGCAGAAGCTGGAACTATTGATTATGTAAAAGGTGAAATTAATTTAGATGCCATCAACATTTTAGGTACAGTAAAAACAGGTGCTGGTGAGTTTGCGTCAAGTGGAGAATCAATTATAGAAGTTTCTGCTATACCAGAATCAAATGATATTATTGGATTGCAAGATCTCTACTTAAACCTAAGTATTAGTGATGTAAATATTGAAGCACTATCTGACAAAATTTCATCTGGAGATGATCCTTCTGGGTCAACATATACAAAAACCACAAGTTACAGCAATGGTTCTATTATAAGAGAATAATATGTCAAATACAAGAGTCAAAATTAGTTCAATTGTACAAAGTCAACTTCCAGATTTTGTACGAGAGGAATATCCCCTTGTAAGTGAGTTTCTAAAAGAATATTATAATTCTCTAGAGGGAAAGGGGGGAACGCTTGACATTCTCCAAAATATTGATCAGTACGTAAAGATTGATAATTTAACTGAGTCTCTCTTCAGTAGAACTATAACCGTAAAACCAACATCACCACAATCTTACTTTGCAATTAGCGGTGGATTTTCTGCGAATGATCTTATTGTATATAAAAACGGAACAAAATTAGAAAAAAATGTAGATTATATTACTTTTCAAACAACATCATTAAATTTAACTAAAGAAGCAGTTAATGGAGATGTTTTAGAATTTGTCATTCAAAGTCCTTCGTCAACATTTTTATCAAGTAGCGTTGACTTTACAGATGAAACAATTAATGTTGCATCTACTTATGGATTTCCTGATTCCAATGGAATAATTAAAATTGACTCGGAAATTATTCTTTATAAAGATAAAACTAGCAATTCATTTACAAATTGCACTAGAGGTTTTAGTGGCATAACTTCATATAGATCGGAAAATAGACCAGACCAACTGGAGTTTTCAACCTCTGGCATATCAACACATTCAAACAACTCTAAAGTTGAAAACTTAAGTTCTTTACTATTAAGAGAATTTTTAACAAAACTCAAAAAGCAGTTAGTTCCCGGATTCGAAGATAGGCAATTTGCTGATGGATTAAATCAGAAAAATTTTATAAAACAAGCAAAAGATTTTTATAAGTCTAAAGGCACTGACGATTCTTATAAGGTCTTATTTAGAGCTCTTTTTGGCGAAAATGTTGATGTTTTAAAACCAAGAGATTTTCTTCTAAAACCATCTGATGCAAAGTATAGAATTACGAGAGATATAGTTGTAGAGTCTATTTCAGGAGATCCATTATCTCTCGTAAATAGGACATTATATGTTGATGAAAATTTTTTCTATGAAAAGGCATATGGAACAATAACTGATGTAGAAAAGATTCAAAGATCCGACAAAACATACTATGTTTTGAGTCTTGATGGTGATTATAATAAGGATTTAAATGTAGATGGCACAGTCTATGGCAATTTCCCAATACATGCATCTACAAGATTAACATCCAAATCATCTCTTAATAGTCAATTTTTAGATGTAGATTCTACGATAGGATTTCCGCAAAATGGAACTATAACATATAATGTAAATGGAGTAGATTATACTAATAGGTATACTGTAAGAAGTTTAACACAATTTAATTTAATCGATAGAACATTAGTAGAAATACCAAAAGGAACTGACATTAAAATTGATGCTTATGCATACTCCAATATTGACAATAAAACGGTAAAAGTTAGAATAACTGGAGTTGTTTCTGGCGTATTTTATGACCAAGATAATTATTTGATGTCAAAAAATGACCAAATAAAAACGGTTACTTTAGGTTATAAATCTTCTAATCAATTATCTAATGGATGGATATTTAATATTGCAAATAACTTTAAAGTAAGGCAGATTAAAGGTCCAAATTCTACAAATTTAACCCTAAATCTGTTTTCATATGAGTTTATAACATATGATCCACATACATTTTATCTCGGAGATACAGTAAATCTAATTTTTTCTAATGGAAATACTCTTTCATTTAAAGTTGTTAGAATTAATAATGAAAATTCACTAAGTGTCGAAGGTCCCAAAATTGACAACTTAAACTTGAAGTATACTATTGAAAGAAATATTATAAAACCAAAGTTTTCCAATTTTCCCGAATTAAATTCATATACTGCAAATGTACAAAATGTATATGTAAGAAACCCAGAAGATGTATATATTGCAGCAAATTCTCTACCAAGTTATTTTAATGAAGATATTGATATAAAATCCCCAGACATCATATTGACAGGTGTTTTTAGTGGAGAGACATTGGATTTAAGTTTAAGCAATCCAAGTAACTATCATGGTCTTTATAGCGGAGATTCTATTACGTATATTGATAGTTTCGACCCATTAAACAAATTAGACATACTACCAAAAACATATTATGTCGAAAGAGTTGATGAAACAAAAATAAAATTAGCCAATAGTAGATCTGATTTATATAATAAAAAATATGTTTCTGTCGGATTATCAACCGTTACAAATAATGTCTTCAGAAAAACTAAGAACAAATTTTTACAATTTTCTTCACAAAATTATATTAAAAATATCACAAAACCAATACCAGTAGGTTCTAATGATATTTCACAAACTCCGGTTGGACCGATTGGTATTTTTGTTAATGGGGTTGAAGCATTTAGTTATAAATCAGAAGACAAAGTTTATTACGGTGGTATAGAAAATGTTAATATAATTGATGGTGGGGAAGATTTTGATGTAATAAATCCACCAGCAATTACAATAGAGGATGATAATGGTTCTGGAGTGGAAGTATATTCGCAGGTAAAAGGATCTTTACAAAGAGTTGATGTTATTGATGGTGGATTTGATTATATTGAAGAACCCATTGTCACAATCACAGGTGGAAATGGTTCTGGTGCGGTTATAAAACCAAATCTAACATCAATAAGGCATAGAGTTTCTTTTAATTCAGTAGAATCTTCCGGATTAGTAGACCTAACTAATAATACTATTGGATTTTCTTCCTATCACAAATTTAGAGATTTTGAAAGAGTTGTATATCAAACTGAGGGGCAGACTTCGGTTGGAGGAATAACAACAAATGCACAATATTATGTAAATGTTCAAGACTCGTACAATGTCAAATTGCACAAATCCTTTAATGATGCTGTTTCGGGTATTAATACTGTTGACTTAACTTCATATGGTGTCGGTGTTCATATTTTAGAATCATTTAACGCAAAAAGAACTATTGTGAGTTTTAGTGTCTTAAATAGTGGTTCTAATTATGAAAACAAGAAAATATCATGTTCTCCTGCAGGCATAAGCACTGCATCAAGTACTATTAATATTGTAAACCATGGTTATAATAGTGGAGAGTTGGTTAAATACACGACATTAGGTTCTCCTGTTGGTGGATTAACCAATAATACAGAATATTATGTTGTCAAAGTTAACGATAATCAATTCAAACTCACTCAGGTAGGAATTGCCACAACAAATAAAGATTTTTACTATAGAACAAAACAAACAGTATCTTTAACATCGATAGGATCTTCGGACCATATTTTCAACTATCCAGACATTATTGTATTTGTAAAAGGTAAGATTGGAGTCTCAACAATTACTGGGCAGGATTTTAATGCTATTATTCAACCAATTTTTAGAGGTTTTATTTCTGGACTTTTCGTTAAAAATCAAGGAGTTGGATATGGTTCTTCCGAAAATATTAATTACGAAAGACAGCCAAATGTAATTTTGGGTATAGGATCTCAGGCACAATTGACTCCTATTGTTAATAATGGACAAATAAAACAAGTTCTAGTCTTAAATGGAGGTAGCAACTATTCTGCATCTCCAACTATTAGTGTTCTGGGTGTAGGAACTGCTGCAGTGCTATCGCCAGTTATTAATAACGGCAGAATAACTGAAGTAAAAGTTATAAGTGGTGGGGTAGGATTTAATACCAATGGAACAGCACTTGAAGTTGTTCCTGCAGGCAAAAACTTTAAATCTGAGTGCAAGATAAAATCTTGGTCTATCAATAAAGTTGAAAAAGATTTAATTTCAAGTAAAATACTTGACGATGATGGAGTAATAGACACTTCGCCTTATACTTATACTGGTTTGCAGTATTGCCATTTATATGCTCCTAGAAAATTAAGAAGAAGTGTTTTTGGAATAGATTATGTAAATGGAAAAAAAGTATTTGTCCCAGATCTAACTATTACTGGAAATAGAGAGGTTTCTTCAAAAGTCCATTCCCCTATAATCGGATGGGCATATGATGGAAATCCAATATATGGTCCATATGGGTATTCTTCTCCATCTGGCGGAACAGTCAGAGAAATGGTTTCTGGTTATGTATCTTTAGTTTCTTCAGGAAGACCTGATCCAATATCAACATCTGGACAGAGAATTTATCCAGAAGGATTTTTTATTGATGATTATCAATTTAATAATTCTGGAGATTTGGACGAGCATAATGGAAGATTCTGCGTAACACCAGAGTTTCCAAACGGAACATATGCTTACTTTGCCACTATTAATAATGGTTCTACAGAAACCTCTGGAGTATTTAAAAATTATAAAAAGCCAACTTTCCCATATCTATTGGGAGACACATTCAAATCAAAAATAAATGAAATAAATTATGGTATTTATGGTAGGGAATTTACTAACCAAATATCATTTCCATTTAAAACAAGCAATTTACTACGAAATACTACCCCATACAATCTAACGAGTCCAAATTCACAGTATGACTTTATTTTCAATCCACTTAAAATAAGAGAACCTTACGCAAAAATAAAATCAATTTTATTGTCTGGTTTAGATGATATTGGTATAACAACTGGTGGAAGTGGGTACAAGATTGGGGATAAAGTCGTATTTAATAATAAAAATACAAGTGGTTCTGATGCATATGCAGAAGTTTCATATCTAGTAGGTAAAGAAATAAATTCTATAAGTTTTGCTTCAACTTTTGCACAAGGTGTTGAATTTTATCCACTAAATTCCACTGGTAAATTTATTGGATTCTGCTCCACACCACACAATATTCTCAATAATGATATTCTTATTATTTCTGGATTAAGCACTTCTGCATCAAGCTTAAACCAAATTTTTAAAGTGGGTGTAAGATCTGATACCATAACTTTATCGCAACCTGTAGGAAATTCAACTGCCACAGGTATTGTTACTTATTTTAATGTAAATGGTTCTTTAGATTTCCCATATGTGAGGGAAAATGATATTTTCCAACTTGACAATGAAAAAGTAAAAATACTATCAATAGATAAATTATCTTCTAGAGTTAAAGTTCTTCGCGAATATGATTCAACTGCAGGTTCTTCTCACACTGCAACTACAGTTTTATATGAGAAGACTAGAAAATTCACATTTGATTCTTCCAGAAGTAATAATATAAATTATAAATTCAATAAACAAATTTATTTCAATCCATCTGAGTCAGTTTCTCTGGGGTCTTCTTCTGGAATAGGTGTTGGTTCCACACTTTACTTCTCAAATCCAGGTGCCGGTATTACAAACATTTTTGTTCCAACAAAAACCATTTATATACCATCACACAGTTTAGAAACTGGGGATGAACTAGTATATTCAAGTAACGGCGGATCTGCTATTTTTGTTTCTGATGACGGATCTTCAAGTTTCCAACTAACAGATGACCAATCGATTTATGTTGCAAAGATTACAGACGATTTAATTGGAATTTCAACAAATAAAGTTGGATTGGGTTCAACAGGACAGTTTGTTGGTATTGATAGTAGTATTACTACATCAACTTTATATTTTACCAATCTGGGTTCGGGGAATAATCATAGTTTTAAAACAAGTTATTCAAATGTTTTAACAGGAGAGTTTACGAAGAATGTTGTTACAGTTTCTACTGCATCTACTCATGGATTAAAAGTCGATGATATTGTTTATCTTGATGTTCTTCCCGGAATAACGACTACAATCGTTGTCAAATACAATGACAAAAATAGAAGATTGGTTATAAATCCAAAAACATTTGATTCTTCAGATGTTGATATTGTAAATAACACAATAACAATAGAAAATCATGGATATACAACAGGAGAAAAAGTAATTTACAATGCATCCGTTGATATTGGTGGATTATTTAATGATGCAATATATTATGTTATTGTATTCAATAAAGATAAAGTAAATCTGGCATCAAGTTATTATAATGCAACGAAGAATATTCCTGAGGTATTAGATTTTACCAGTGCATCATCTGGTTCAATATCGGCAGTTAATCCAAGAATTTCAATAATTTCAAATCAAGTAGTAAACTTTGATTTATCAGATAGTTCTTTATCATATTCTAAAGGTTCGCTTTTATACCCCGCTTTTGAGTTTAAATTATATACAAATGAAAGATTTACTGAAGAATTTAATAAATCTGAAGATTCTACAAAATTTGATGTAGTTTCTTCAGGAAAAATTGGAGTAGATTCAACTTCATATGTGAGATTAAATACCGAAAACTTAAATTCTAGTTTGTATTATAAATTAGTTCCTGTAGATTTGGTAGATAATTTTATTAGTAAAAAAGAAATTATAATCGATAGTGATAATATTTTAGATAATAATAAATTGTTACTATCTCAGAGCATCTACTATGGATTCCACAATATTGTTGGTGTAGGACAAACTACATTTACTTTTAACATTTTAGATTATCCAGAGAGCATTTTATATACTAAATCTGATGGAGATTTTAGATATTATACAGATTCTAAAAATACAACTGGTGAAATTAAAGATGTAGAAATAAAATCATCGGGAAGATATTATGATACATCTCCGGGTATAACTTCTGTATTTTCTGAAAATGGACGAGGTGCAATCCTAGATCCAATTACATTTTCTATTGGAAAAATTAATAGACTTGAGATTGAAGATATTGGATTTGGTTATTCTGCAGATACAACCTTATATCCAACAGCGAAGCTTCCACAAATACTAAAAATAAATCCATTATCAACATTTAAAAATATTGGAGTTTCTTCAGTTGGTATTGATTATAGTTTGTCTCCCAATTTGATAGTAATAGATTCTTTCACAAATACTGTTGTCACTGATGTTGATTTGCAATATGATATTGGTTCTAAAACTGTAACAATTGTAAAAAATACAGAAGGTCTTTACAACACATCTCCAAAAATAATACCAACTAATAATTCAAATGGAATTCCAGTAAGCAACATAACTTATAATGGAGTTTCTAAAGATGTAACTGTAGAACTTGGTGTTAATTACAGTTTTGGACAGACTTTCCCATTCAATGTTGGTGATAAAGTATTAATTGAAGGTGTAAATGTTGGTACTGCAACAACTCTCAAGGGTTATAACTCAAAAAATTATAATTATACTCTTTTCACACTTAAAACAGTAAATCCACAATATGGAGGGTCTGGAGCAACTATAGTTTATAATATTTCGGACTACCTCACACCAACAGAGTCTCCAGGAACGTTTGATATAGAAAATTCCGCAGGTACAGTAGTTCCTGAAAAATATTTCCCAATCTTTAATCCAATTTTAGAAAAATACAAATTCAATAATGGCGAGAAAGTAACTAGTGGTTCTTCTAGTGGCATTGTCTTAAATTGGAATGAACTAACGGAAGAGTTAAAAATTTCTTCAGTTGATACATTTGAAATTGATTCTTTAATCGAAGGAGAATCTTCAAAAGCAAAAGGAACTGTTGTTTCTTCAGAAGATTTTGATGCTGTTTATACGGTTGGATCTTCGGCATTGGTTAAAAAAGGATGGACTAATGAAACTGGATTTTTAAATAATCCTTTCCAAGTAATTCCAGATAATAATTATTATCAGAATTTTTCATATTCAATAAAATCTAAAGTTGATTATAAAACTTGGAATGAATCTATTGGCAATCTAAATCATACTTCCGGATTTAAGAAATTTTCAGATTTAGTAATGGAATCTGTAGATTCGAATTCTGTTGGCATTTCAACATCTCAAGACAATGGAGATTTTTCAGGTCTGGCTGAATTCATATCTGAGGTTAATTTAAACTGCGTAA